ATGATAATTGACAAAAAATCTACTTCAGATGTACTGAAACAATATCAAGAACTAGGGTTTGATTTGACAAAATCGATGATAATAGAGTTTTTTATAGATGGTTCTCAAAAGAATCTGCAATCAATAGAAAGTCAAATCATTTCTTATCGGCAAGATTTTCAAATCAGTATTGAACAAGATGAATTCGGAGAAATGTGGACTTGCTATTGTTCCGTCAATATCATCCCTTCCCTTGAAAACATTTTAGCTATTGAAACTACGTTATTTGGTATTGCACAAAAAAAATGATTGTACTTATGATGAAGCGCACCGAGAAAAATCTCGGCATTTTCTGAGAAAAAACTTTGGCAATTTATTGCATTATTTGCAACTCCCTTGCACTTTTATAAAAGCGACGATAACCGTCGCTTTTGCTTTACCAGTTGCAGATAACCAGTTCGCCGCTGGTTTTTTGCGTTTTTTCCCGACCAACGGAATAGATAAGCTCAAGGCGGGTGGTTCGGAAATCTTTGAACAACTCTCTAATATCGGGATGGTCGTTAATAGACATCATTATTTTGCCTTTGCTCTCAGCCATCGATTTTGCCAATAGTTCGTACTGCATCCAATCAAAAGAACGGTCATAGCCTGCTGTTTGCCAATACGGTGGGTCGGCATAGAAGAAGGTATGTTCGCGGTCGTAGCGTTTAAAGCACCGTTCCCACGGTTCGTTTTCAACGAATACGCCGTTCAGTCTGGTTTTGGCAGCGGTCAGTTTTGCTTTGATTTGAGAGGCGTCCCATGCTTTAGATGTGGTTGCGGTACCGAAATGCTGTTGGACGGTTTTGCCGCCGAAGGCATTGTGCTGGAGATAGAAGAACCGTGCGGCACGTTGGATGTCGGTCATGCAATCCGGTGGGGTGCTTTGCAGACGGGCAAATACCTCGCGACTGGTCAACGTCCAATCGAATTGGCGGACGAACTCGTCAAAGTGGTGTTGTACCACGCGGTATAGGTTGATGAGCTGTCCGTTGATGTCGTTGAGTACCTCTACTTTAGCAGGCGTTGGGCGCATAAAGAACAACGCTGCGCCGCCGGAAAACAGCTCAACATAACACGAATGCTCGGGAAACATGGGCAACAGGTGTTTTGCCAATCGACGTTTGCCGCCCATCCAAGGGATAATCGGTAGAGTTTGTTGTGTTTTTTGCATCATATATATACTCCTAGTTTACGGCATTCTGGACGCTCGAAACAGATTTAATATGATGCTCAACGGCACTCTGCTGATTTTTTAGTTACTGAATGAATTGATGTTTTTACAGCGTGCACATTTGATTTGCACGTATCCGCTGCCTTTTGCAAGCAGCCTGCCGCAATATTTGCAGCGCAGTTCGCGGTAGTTTTGCATTTGCACCCACTCCCATATCACGGATAGAATGCCTCGGTCTCTAGAGACTAAGGCGGCCTAGAAGTCAATGCAGGGTTCTCTGCTTGGCTGACGTAGCGGTGTTCCCGCACAGCTACGTCGCCGTCCCACTTTAATATTTTTTATCCTCCTTTATTGAGGTTATTTATCAAAAGTCCCAGATAAACCTCTACCATCATTCAGCCTTGGCTTTCAGGTCGATGACGAACGATATATCAGCCAAATCATCAAGATTTGCCGCGGCATTGATTTTGTCTTCCGCCGCCTGCCTCAAGCCTGCCACATAAGCGGTCAACCGCTCGAATTTGAGTGTTTTTTCATAAGCTTTTTGCCTTAAAGCATCGATCGGCACGCCTCGGGAAGCGGCAATAGCGTCAAGCGTCGGCGTTGCAGCATTAGGGTCGGCATGCCATGCCTTCGCCTCGAATGCCTGCGTTGTCCAGGTCGCCACCTCAAATTCGGGCACTTTATCCAAGCCCGCCGCACGGTCGATATAGGATTGCGCCGCGCGGTTGACTTCGGCCAGTTTTTCAGACTTCGTCTGTTGCAGCATTTTCTTTTTGGCGGCAGGTGTCAGCACCCAGCTGCCGCCGTCCCATTTGTGGTAATCGGACGGGCGCGGTGGGGAAACGGTCAAATCGTCGGACACGATGCAGCCGGAATTGAGGGCGGCGAGCAGCCCGGCGTGTTGTTCGGGCGTAATGTGGCGCGCGCCCTCGGGGGCTTGGTCGGGGGTGTCGCAGTCGTAAAAGGCGCGGTCTTTGTAGTAAATGGTCATTGGTTTTCCTTTCGGGTCGGTGTTGCGGATTGGCGGCGGGTCGGCAATGCCTCCCCCTGCGGGCAGGCTTCGCACTCTGAAGGGGGCGGACGATGCCGTCTGAAGCCCGCCGAAGCATCCAATGCCGTACCCTGCGGGCAGGCTTCGCACTCCGAAGGGGGCGGGCAATGCCGTCTGAAGCCCGCCGAAGCATCCGATGCCGTCTGAAGCCCGCCGCTTCGCCAATCCGCCGTTTTCGCCGTTTCCCCAACCCTTCGTCATTCCCGCGCAGGCGGGAATCTAGGTTCGTCCGGTTTCGGTTTTTTCCGACAGATTCCTGCCGCATTAGGGGGCTGGATTCCCGCTTTCGCGGGAATGACGGCGGCGGAGGTTTCGGTCGGATTGGCGGGATTGGTGGGAACGGTGGGCTGAAGCCCACCCTACATCCCGCCCTACATCCCACCCTACAGCCCTGAAGAGGGCGGCGGGGTTTCAGAGTGCGAAGCCTGCCCGCAGGGTACGGCATTGCGGGGTCGGCGGCGGCGTTATTGGAAGCCGCGGGCGGCCCACCTTCTGATTTCATTTAGCGCGTCTTCATTAATTCCCCTTAGCGTTTCTTCATCGATTCCGGGGATTGTCGAGGGGGAGCCGGCGGTGTTTTCCGCCGCCGTACCGGCTTTGCCGATTGCCATCCAGTCGCAACTGCCTTCGTACCAGTTGGTGATAATGGCGGCGGCGTGGTTTTTTGCGCGGATAAACAGCCAGTTGTATTGCCTTTCGCCGTTGGCGCGTCCCGAATGGCGTTCGGATACGAAGCATTTGACGTTGCCGTCGGCAAAGGCGACGGGGAAGACGACTTCGTTTTCTATGGGGCCGCCGCTTCGTGCAAACCTGTAACTGCCGGTCTGTATCATTGTGCCGTCGGGGAATCTGACAATATCCACGCCGCCGATGGTTTGGCGTGTGAATTGCGCGGCAACGGCGGTGCTGATTTTTTCGTCCAGCCCTTGGATTTGGGCGGCGGTGTGGGTGTGGTCGCGGTCGGCTTTGTCTTGCAAACCTTGCGCCAGCGTGCCCGCGTCCAGCGCGCCGGCGTTGACGGTTTCGCCGTGGGACTTTATCCAGAACACGGCTTCACCCAAGGTGTCGGCGGCTTTGATGCACAGTTTTAAAACCAGGGCTTTGGGGCGGTTTTCTGCGCCGCCCGTTGCCATTTTGCTGTCCAATCGCGGGGTTAAAAAGCCGTTGTCGCTTAAATTTTCGTCCGTCCACGTCGATACGAGCGCGCTTCTCTGCCTTTCGTTGCGGTCTTCGTAACCGACGGCTGCGGCGTGCGGGTGGTTTGTCCAGTGTGAAAATACTTTGTGGGTGTGCCGTTTGATTTCGTCTTCCTGCTTCGTTCCGACTGCCAAGCTGTTGCCCGCGTTGCGGATAAAGCGGTCTTCCGCCTGCGGGACGTTTTGGATGCTGCCGTATTGGGCAACCAGCAGGCGGTAAAGTTCGGGATAAGCGGTTTCGGTTACGCGCGTGCGGATGTCGTCAAACGCCAGCCAGCCGGTCGGGATTTGGTCGGACGGAAACCACGCGGTGATGCCGATGTCGGTACGGCTCAAATCGGGCAGGCGGTTGCTGTTGCCCAGGGCGCGGTAGAGGTCGGGGAAGGTGTTTTGTGCAAACGTCGTGCCGTTTGCTTTCAGGTAGCCTGCGGGGTTTTGTACGACTTTGGGAAAGGACACGATCGCGCCGACGGGGATGCCGTCCGAATTGAGTTTTTTCCACGGGCTCCAGTCGTCGTTTGCGCTGCTGGTTTGGTGGCGTTCGTACACGTCGCCGGTGTAAGCTACATAGCCCAATTGACGGCACCAACCGGGTTGCGTGCCTGCTATGACTTGGATGTGGCAGGCGGTGTTTTCGACGGGCAGGTGCGAGCTGCCTACCGCTGTCGGCAGGGAATAGATGCCGTCGGTTTTGAGGGTGTTCAAGTCGCCCCGGAAGGTTTCGACTTTAAAGTTGCCGATGCCGTATCCGGACAGCGTGTTCGGTTTGCCTTGGATGTCTTCGTTGAAACGCGGCTTGTTGGCGGCGTGGAAGATGTCGTGGCCGTTGTAGCTGATACGGTTGTTTGCGCTGTGCAGGCGGAGGGTGTCGTCGCCGAAGACGATGTGGGCGTTGTCGTTGTCTGCGCCGATGTAGGCTTTGTAGCCGGCGTTCCAGTGCGTCGGGTTGGCGGACAGGTGGATGCCGCTTTGGAATTGGGTTGCGGCGGCAAAGGTTTTTTGGCCGATTATGGTTTGGTCGCCGGAGAGGGAGACTTTGCCTTCCGATTCCGTCTGAAGGGCTTCGGTTTGGTTTTTGAGCCAGAGGGTGCGGTTAGCCAATTGTTTTGCCTGACGGTTGTCTATACCGTCCGGACCTCCCATAACGGGGTCGGAGGTTTCTAATTGATAAATGCCTGTTTCCCATTGTGCTGTTTCATTCAAATTTGCCATTATGCAGTTCCTCGGTTAAATGTTCCGTCTCTCGATGCCAGTCCGTTATGCCGGACAGCAGCGTGTCGGTAATCCAATGCCGCCAATATGCATCGTGCAGGTGCGAAGGCTTGCAGGGTATGCCGCAGCAAAGCTGCCTGGTCGTTGGTTACTGCACCGTTCATGGTGATACGGTAATGTGCCCAGTGGTCTGACTGTCCGTGCGTGTAGGTTCCGTCCCGTCTGACTTCGCCGTTGTGTTTCTTATTACCCAAGCCTTCGATGATTTCGACTTCTCCGAGACCGAGTCGCCGCACGATTTCGCGTATTGCCCAGGGCGTACCTTTCATACGGTGCAGCTGGTACGCGCCCTTAATCAGCTTGCGGCGCGCCTGGTCGCTTTCAGCCAACCAGTAGCCGTCCGCACCTAAAATGCTGCGACCCTCCGCCAGCAGCGCCAAGTGTTCCGGAGCAACCAAATCTACCAGCCTCGGCAGTAGTCTGACCGCATCGACCTCATCCATCCTCAAGCCTAAATCCGCCAACATTTTGTAACGTCGGTCGTGTTCGATAACGGATGCGTAGGAGAGTTTTGCCATTGCTAACCCTCCGCCGTTTCAGGCGGGATGCGGATATTGACGGAAGTGCATCTTGCCCATTGGTCGGGTTGGACGACGGTCAGCGCGGGCGACTTTAAAACGACGTTGTATACGCCGGCCGCCTTCAATGCCGTCTGAATGTCCAGCGGCACGATGTCCGCGCCCAGTTTTCCGCGGCGGGATGTTTCATAATTCGTCCAAGCCAGTTTTACTGCCGCCGATACTTCGGCAGGATTCGTACCCGTGAACAGTGTGAGTTCCGCATCCAGCGTGTAATCGATAACAGAAGGGGCGGCAACGCTTACCGTGTCGCAAAGCGGGCGGATACGTTCGTCAGATAATGCCCGCTGCACTTCGCCGATGAGTTCGGGAGACGGCAGCCCGTTTTTAGTCAGTACCGTTACCCGTACCCGGCCGCCGACCGGCTCGCCGCCTGCCGTTTTCAGGTTACCGACATGAACGTCGCAAATGACAGGATTGACACGTCGTGCAAAGTATTCGTATGCGCCGACAGGTCCCGCCACGCTGAAACTTTCCGGGGCGAGCAGGATGCGTTGCCGATAAACATCGTCCGACTCCCTGTCCGCACCGCCTGCCGATACTTCGATATTGGCGGCAGATACGCCGTCAATAGGACTGACCAAGGTATTTATTTGTCCTGCGGCAAAACCATTGCCGGACACACCTGTCTGCGTGCAGACAGCCTCTAAATCCAAAGTTCGGCCGGCCGGTGAGAGCGTGCCTTCCGATGCCGTCTGAAACACGGTCGCACCTGCGGCAATCTGCGTACTTTGCGGGATGACGACGGGTTCGCTGTGGGAAGCTGCAAGGGTAAAACGGATGGTGCAGCGGGAGGCGGATGCCTCAAGGCGCGGCGTGTTCACATCGTCGCCGCACAAATCCAACATCAACCCCGTTGCAAAACGCGGGTGCTGCTGGCGGTAGGCTTCGTTCAAGGCTTTACGGGTCAACATTTCGCGGTAAGCATAGGTATTGATAATCAGACGCTCGATGTGGGCGGGTTGCAGGGTTTTGCCGCTTTTTGCCTCATAGTCGGCAATGGTCTGTGCCAAAATCTCGGTAAGGTCGTCTGAAACTGCCTTAAGCTCTTCACGCTTAATTTTGCTCAAATCCATGCCGCCTGCTCCAATCTGATGTCTGTCGTATAAACCTCGCCTGCCGCCTTATCGGCGATCCGCCAATAAACCGTCATAGTCAGATGCGGTACAGCACCGTCGAAAATAATGTCCTCAACCACTGCCCGCTTCTCCCAGGTCTGTATGGCCAGCACGGTTTCGCGCACGATATTGGGGACAAACACGTCTTCCGGCGTGTCCAGCCATTTGTAATGGTCGGAGCCGAAATCAGGACGGGTAACGTCCGCACCTTTGCGGGTCGATAAAATATTGCGGATACACTGATCTATGTCGTCCTCGCCCTGAACCACGCCCGAGCCTTCGGGCGCGAGCTGCCAGTGTTTCGAGATAGGTGCGGCGTAGAACATCAAAAAATCCCTGTATTGCTGATAGATACAGGGATTGTAGAGAAGGCCGTCTGAAACGCCTTTTAATGCGGCTTAATGATTTTTCGGTTCGCCGGTTTGCCCTCCGGAATCGCCGTCATGGATGTGCTTGCCGACATTGATACCGTTGACGATAAGTTCGCCGTCAATGATGACGTTACCCGTAATCTTCGCCGCCTCGCCGCCAGCATTGCCGGCCACCAAACCTGCGGTATAGGTTAACAGCCCGTTTACCGTCGCATTGCCCGTAATTTCTGTTTCCGGTGATTGGATGTCCACTTTCTGTGCCGCTTTGATTTCGACCTTGCCCGGCGTTTCCACAACGACTTCGCCGCTGCCCCGGTCGTGCGAGATGACCGTGCCGTTGGTAAACCGTTTGACCCATTTGTTTTGGTCGGATACCGGCGGCTTGTCGGCGGCATTGTAAATTGCGCCGATGACGCAGCCGTTTTCGCCGCGCGCGTCCAGCAGGCAGACCACCAGTTCGCCTACATCGGGCAGGCTGTAAAAACGGTTGCCACCCGCCGCAGGCGTCGCCATCGGCAGCCAATCGGTTTCCATGTCGTCGAGTACGGGGATTTTTACCCGCAAACTGTGTGCCGCCGCATCGACTGCCGATACCGTACCAAATTGCATCGTTGCCGTAAAATCATGGGTTTGCACTGCCTTGCTCCTCTTCAGAAACATATTCCGTCATCTTGATTTCGATTTCCGTCGTATAGCCGCCGCTGCGCGAAAAGTCATGCCGCGACTGCTTGACCAGATATTTGCCCGAAAACTTGCCGAATCCTTTCAGCCGTACCGTTTGGCCTGCCGCCAACAGCGCATTGCCGACCAGTGTAACCGTGCCCGCGCATTGGTCGTCCTGCGCATCTGCCAATTTGGCATCTGCCCTGGCATTTAATTGGGCGGTACTCTCACCCTTATTCGGCACGATACGCAATGTATCGCCCGTGCTGCCGTGTTTGGCTTTGCCTCGCTTGGGCTTGCTTTTTCGGCTTACCGAGACCGTTTTCTTGTTTTTCGGGTCGTAGCCTTTGACATCTACTTTGGACGGCACGCCCTTAATCAAATCGCGCAGGCGGACACGGATGATGTCCTCGGGCTTCAGGACGGCAACGGCAGGACGCTGTTTGAGCGCGTCGTTGTCGGTAAACACCAGTTTCTTGCCGACGATTTTAAAGCTGTGTCCGTATTCCTTCGCCAGCCGCGCCAAAAACTCGACATCGCGCTCCTGATACTGGGTAACGCGTTTGATGGGGATATCTTTAACCGGCCCTGTGATTTCCAATTTCAGACGGCCTGCAATCTGACGGACAATGGCGGCCAGAGTCGTGTTTTCATACGCCTTGCCGCGCAGGGTGCGGTTCGACTTGGTAATGCCCGTCGATAAAGCCTTCAGGCTGACCGTCGACGGCGGGCGGTTGTATTCGATTTCGGCAATCTCAAATTTGCCGACAGAAACCAGCCCGGTAAATTGGTCACCCAGGCTCAAAGACAAAGCATCGCCCTGTTCGGGATACCAATTACTCAGCCAGCGGCCGTCCGTATCCTCAAAATCGACCTGCAATTCGTCCGACTGCCCCTCAAGATAGTCGGTATAGCTGAACGAAATCAGATAAGGCGCAACATCTGCCGTTATATCTTTGTCTTCGTAAGACAGGACGAAATCGGGCATGGTAACCGGATGGGTATTGCCGCCGTCCAAGCCCTTCAGCTTCAAAAACGCACTTAACGCATCCACGGCGGCAGCTCCTCTTGGTTATTTTTCGGTTTGGTTTCCAAAACGGGGACAAATACCGTGAGGCCGCCTGTAAACTCCTCCGCCAAAGGCAAGTGCGGATTGGCCGCAATCAGACCGTCAATCAACAGCGCATTGCCGTAATGCTTGTGCGCAATCAAATCCCATCGGTCGCCGTCTTGGGTGGTGTAGCGTATGACCGCACTCATCATTTATCCTTTCTTGCCGCAAGATAGCCGGTCAAAGCCTGGGCGGCGGCAGAGCCGTTTGCCAGCGCATCCGATGCTTCGGCTACGCCGTTTTCCACCGCATCCAACCAACTTCCTACCGAACCGCCCTCATAACCTGCCCGCAATGCGCCGACGGCTCCGCCCAGCCGGTTGGCCGCTTGTCCGGCCTGTGCCGCAAATTCTGCCGCGCCTTTCAGGTCGCCGAAAACCGCCGTTACTTCCGGCAAGGTATTGAGCCTTCCTAAAGTGCTGCCACCGACATTGAGTGCGTCCCCCAACAGGTTTAATGTCCCTGACGGGTCGTTTTTCAAATCTTTGGCCGCGCGTATCAGGTTCTGCATATCGGCTATGCCCGATTCCGCAGCGCGGTAAACCTTGATACCTTTTTCGACCGCCCTCACTACATCTGATGCCTGAGCCCGAACGCTCTCCGGTAATAAGGACAGGAGCGGATTTTGCCTGCCAATCTTGACTGCGGGCGTAGGCAGGGGATTATTCGGGTCGCCGACAAACTGGGTCAGCTCCACATCCAATTCCCGCGCCGCCGTCCGACCTTGCGCGTCCTGAATCAACGTGCGCTCCGTCAGCCGCTCAAGTACAAACCATCCGACAAAACGGCCGCTACCGTAAACCAAAGACACTGCCTGCTGCGCCTCCAAAGCCGACAGCAGACCCTTATAAGCCGTGTCGGGATTACCCAGCCGCCAATGCAACTTGAGAGAGAAACGCAACGTCGTCAGTTCGTTTTGCAAGGCCTGCAGGCGCGGACGGCCTTTTAAGACCTCATGCTTGGCAAAGTTCGCCGAATGTTCCGCCTCAAGCGATGTGAAGCTGTTTAAAAGCTCAAATCGCACATCACCCAACATCGCATACATCAATAAGCCCTCCGTGCTTTGTCGTCCATCATGCGGCGGAACATTGCTTCGAATTCACGCAAGCCCATCTGCAGCGCAGCCTCAATCTGCTGAGGATTACCGCCCGGCGCGTTGATGGTCGGGTTGTAATTGATGGTTATCCCGCCCGCCGCCTGAGTATTGCGTGCAGACGCAAATGCCTCGCCGCCCGCAGACAACCGTGCCGCCAGCGCGCCCATATGGTCGGTAAAACCGCTTTTCAGACGGCCTGCCGTATCGGCTATAGAGGCAATCGGACGAGCCGCACTCCCGTCCAAACCGATTTGCAGGCCATCCATCATCCATCCGCCAAAGCGGCGGAACACGCGGCTGGGCGAGTGAATGCCCATCACGCCGGCAAATGTTTGTTTGAGCGATGCCGCCTTTTCGGCAAACCATGCCTTGACCGACTCGAATTTGGACTGCAACCCGTTCCACAGCCCTTGGATGATGTTTGCGCCAAACTGCGTGAAGCTCGACGGCAACTGCACGCCGAACCAAGACATAACAGAGGCAAATGACTGATAAAACAGATTAAGTGGCGACCAACTGAGTATCTGTGCAGAGACATTGCCGATACCGCTGCCGAAAAACGCCTTGATTCGTTCCCAGCCCTCACTGAAAAAGCCGGTTACCGCATCGGCGATACCGCCGATAAAACTGCCTAGGTCTTGCCACAATGCTTTTGCACCACCGACTACACCATCCCAGTTTTTATAAAGCATATAAGCGGCGACACCCAGCAGGGTCAATGCAATGCCGATAGGCGACATGAATAAAAATCTACCCAGACTCATCAGACCACTACCAAATAGTGTTGCCGCCGTTTTTACTACACCGAAAATACGGGCCAACGCACCAATGCCCGATTTAAACCTGATAACGGTGGCAAGCCAGTCAACACCGAGCAAAGCTTTTGCAAGCCGAAACGACACCATAAATCCGGACAACTCATTCCCGACAAAACGGAACATTAGCCCACCGGCCTTCAACGCCGCAAACCCTGCCGCAAGATGCACGAATGCGGATACAATTTCTGGATTTTTGGATGCCCAATCTGCAAAACTGTTTATGATCGGGCGGATGGCCGTCATCAGCTGATTGAGCGCAGGCAACAATACGCTGCCCGCTGTGATACCGATTTCCGTCAAACTGTTTTTAAAGGTTTGCCAGTTGTTTGCTGTCGTGGCAGACCTGGCGGCAAACTCTTTATCCATACTTCCGACAAACGCAGGTTTACCGTCTTTTGAGGTTTTTTTGAGTTCGTCGATTGATTTCTTATAAGTTTCCAACCCACTAACTAATACCGCGACATCATCGGCATATTCCAAACCGAACAAATCGACCAGTGCGCCCATTTGGTTTTCTTTAGGCAGTTTTCCGACCTGTTTCAAAAAGTCCATCAATGCCTGCTCGCCGTTTTCCTTGATGGATTTCTTCAAATCTTTTGATTCCATCCCCATATTTTTCAGGGCTTTTTGGAATTTCGCGCCTTGCTTATCCGCAGTCATCAATTTGGTCAACATACCGTTAATTGCCGTACCGGCAATTTCAGGCGTTTTGCCGAGGCTGATAAACGCATTGGATAAAGAGGTCGTCTGAATTTCGGTCAATCCAAATTGTTTAGCAACGCCACCCACTCGTCCGAGCGTATTGATAATATCGCCCGCCTTGGCAGGGCTTGAGTTGGACAAATGATTGACTGCATCGCCCAGTTTGCCGATTTGGTCGATTGGTATTTGATAGACATTAGCAAGTTTCGCCATGCTGTCGCCCGCCTGATCGGCAGCCATGTCGAACGCTACAGACATCTTGGCGATGGTCTCTGTGAATTTAGGCAAGTCTTTACGCGCAACGCCAAGCTGCCCGCCTGATGCAGTGATTTTTGCCAGCTCTGCACCTGCCATAGGGATAGTGCGTGTCAGGCGCAAGATGTCCTGTTCCATCTCCCTAAACTGCTTGGGCGTATCAAAATCTACGACCTTTTTGACATCTGCCATTGCCGATTCAAACTCGACGGCCAGTTTTACTGGGAATGCCACCCCGGCTACAGCACCGGCCGCTCCCCAAAATTCGTCCTTAAGCGCGCGTCGGCGGTCGTAATGATCCTGTTTCTGCTGCTGCAAATCAGCAACGAGGCTACGTTTGCGGTTAATTTTGGCGATAGTCTGACCAAGCTGGTCATATTCTCGCCTAAGTTCACCAACCCGTTCCCTGCTCATCCGTAGGGGATTTTGCAATGTTTCGCCAAGCAGGTTTTGCCTTGCCGCCAGACCTTTGACTGTTTTATCCAAAACGTCCAAAGACGACTTGACTGATTTGATACCGGCAACTGCACCGGCGACCGATGCGCCGATGGTAATGCCTAAAGAAAAACCGCTTGCCATATGTCTGCCTGCAATTTAGAATTTGTCCAATAAAAGAAAGGGGTTGCCATGTATATCGACAGCAAATATGAAACCGTGTTCGACCGTGTCAGCGACCTGGCGGCAAAAGGTCTGTTTGCCGTTTATATGTCGGGCATTGCTTGGGTTGTTATCGCCAATACGCCTGCCGACCTTGACGTCATGTTGCCCGTTCTGCTGCTGGCATGGTTTTCAGGGACGGTGGTCTGGCTGCTTTTCGGATTCATTCCGACACTTGTTGTCAGCTTACTGGTTGGCGGTTTGTCGGCTGCGTCAGTATTTATTAAGGACAAAATCAAAAGCTGCACCGCGAACGGCACGGCTCTGAAACCCTAAATCCCGCCCCTCCGCGAAAACAGAAGAAACCCCTGCTTTGACAGACACGGATTGATTGGTCATGCACAAAAGGAAAGATGAGCAGCCGTTGGACTTTTCCGACAGCTTTGAAATATCGCTGCAGATATTTTTTTGGCTGTTGTCTTCAACCGTCTTCGGGATTGTGTTTTTTTCGCTGTTTACTGCCGATCAACCCGTTATCTCAACAATATTCGGCGGCTTGATTGCCGCTTTTGCTACATTGACGGCCTCTCCATTGACCGCATTGGCAGCCACCTTACTGGGCGGCATCCTCTCCGGATTGTTGTGTTGGACAGAGAAATCCAAAACCGCCGCATAATCTGAAGAAAAGCCGGATACTGGATTGTCCGGCTTTTTCACATCCCCCTCCGATAACCCGCCTTCATTTGGCGGGTTGCTTCTTTCTGCCAGTCTTCAAATTCGTCCAGCGGCAGCGCGTAAACCTCATCCACGCTCCAACCGAACCACCAAGCCAAATCGGCGGCGGCAGACAGCAGCTGCCGCTGCGTTTCAGCCTTTGAAAGAGGAGGACTATTTGTCTTGGTCGGTTTCTGTGAGGCGGCGAAACGTTTCCTGCATCTGTTTCCAATCCGCCAAATCCAAACAATCCAAGTCTTCGGGAATCATGCCTGTCATACGGGCAAACAGGGCCAGTTCTTGCTCCGCCTCATTCGTCAGGTGCGACACGGCGCGCAAATCGCCCACGCGCAAACGACGGAGCGTTACTTGTTCCAACATCTGACCCGTCGCCAGCCGTACCGGATATTTCAGTTTCACAACGGTATTTACACCCAAATCTTCTTGCAATTTCTTGGCTTCACTCATTTTCCATCTCCAAAAATAAAAAAATCACCGTATCGGTAAAGATACGGTGATTGTGTCAAAGGTCGTCTGAAACGGCTTTTAATCCGATTTAAAGATTAAGCACCAATGTTTTTACGCATTTGGTTCAAAACGTCCTGACCGTCCACGCGGTAGATATTTTTGAACGCGTTGTAGTACAGCACTTCGCGCCCGCCGACGACTTGGCGGACTTCTGTTGCCTGGTAGGTTGAGCTAAATTCCGCCTTTTCCTTCGGCTTGTAGCCGCCCAGGGCGTTTTTGGAAAACACTGCCGTTACCGTTGTTACGATGGGGACTTCTTCCGCCAAACCTGACGCATTGAAGGTCTGCAGGTTGCCGCGCACCATCAGTTGCACAGCTTTAAAGGGGTTGGATGCCTTCTTGGCCACCTCGGGATAAAAGCTGTTCCAAGTAACTTCGCCTTCCAGGGCTTCTACGCCGTTGGGCAGTTTGATGGTACCGACCATACCCAAACCGGTAAAGTCGTCCTGCCCAAACTCAAACTCGGGCAGTTTGAATTCCGAAGCATTACCCAACAGGCTGTTACCGTCGATATAGACGTTGGCATTGTAGATTGCATTGATTGCGCTCATGTTTTTTCCTTTTCTTTTTCCATCGTTTCAAAATGGACGATGTCGTCCATTTTGGCTTGCCGCGCCCTTTCAAAACGGACGATGTCGTCCGTTTCAGACGGCATTAGGACGCAGAAACCAGATTGGCCAGGTATTTACGGGTCATCACGCTGGTATTGGTCAGACGTTCGCCAGGCAGCTTGGGCGTGTAGTCGTACACAATCGGCACTTGACCTTTACTGAACGCATCCGACAGGTCGTAGTCATAGTCCAAACCGACCGAGAAGCCCGTGATGGAGCGCAGCGTGCCCAAATAGGTGCGTACCGTTTCAATCAGGCTGTCGATTAAGGCATCGTCAATCGGGCGGTCGACGTATTGCAGTTCGGCGCGGCGGATGGACTCGTCGATGATGTCGCCGGTGCGTTGCGCCACTTCAAAGTTTTTAATATGCGAAACCGTCGGGAAACAGGCAAGGCGGTTGCCCCACATCCGATAGCCTGTGCCGTAGCTGTTGAATACGGTGGTAATGCCTTTTTCGTTCAGCCGGTTGGTTTCGGACTGAGGATCGTCCGCGCGGGCGGTCAGTCCGATTTCCACGCCGGTTACGCCCAAGAGTTCGCGGTTGGAGATGCTGTACCAGTAGCCCTGTTCCACATCGGTTTTCATACGCAGGCCGGCGGCGTGGACAGCGAGGCTCTCCAAACCCAAGAGCCCGACGACGTAGGGGTAAAAGAGCTGACAGCGGTCGGACGAAGTTTGGAAATTGATGCTGCCCAACGGACCGCGTCCTTCCAAAGCCTTGCCCAAGCCTGTGCCTTTCGGCGCGGCAGCATAGGCGATGGCTTTCAATTTGCCCGCAATGATTTCCATTGCCGCGCGAACTCCGGCGTTGCCGTCATACTCGGGGGCGATGATAATTTTCGCGTCCGCGCCTTGTCGGTTGAAACCTTCGGTCAAGAGTTCTAAACCGGTGCGTTTTCCCGTTGCCGCCACATACGCGCCGATAATGTCGGCTTCGGTCACTTTCGTCGGGTCGGTATAGGTGTAGCTGATTTCCGGGGCGGACGGTTTGGTTTTGAACACAATTTCGCCCGTCAGCGTGTTGATGGTGTAGTGCGTGTTTTCGGTCAGGGGGCTGTTGCCGTCTGAAACCGCGTAGCCGCTTTGCAGGGCAGGCTTGGCGGTTTTAGCTGTCAAGGTGTCAGGATCAACCGCCAATACTTCGTTGCTGACGGTTGTCTTATGTTTGGCAGGGTCGCAAACATTGACAACATAAGCGACACCGCTGCCGTAGCGCGTCCAGATGTGTGCGGCATCCGGCAGAGTAAAGCCCTTGCCGGTCAGCTCGCCGCCGAATCGGGCAAAATCTTTTTTAATTTGACATACCGTCAGCTCATTGACCGCGCCGACAGGCGCAGTGCCGACGATGGCGGTAATTGCGCCGTCAACGGTATAGACGGGATTGGAGCCGCCGTCAATGCGGATGGTCTCCGTGCCGTGATGGTAGGCTGCTGCCATGATGGATACTCCTATTTTTTAGGTTTTAAATCGGAATTGAGGTCTTGGTCGGTTCGGCGATAGTGGGCAGCGACGAAGAGGGGGCGCTTTTCTTCACGGCAAACTTCAACCTGCTGAGTCTCAGTTTGCAAGACAAGCTGATACTGCCATGCGCCAGCATCCTCGGCCAAAAACTCCTCGCTGATAAGGTGGCAGGGCCGGCAGTTCGGCGGCGCGAAACCAACCATAGCAAGACGTGTCTCATCTAAAATCGCCAGCGTGCCGTCATCCGCATTAAGGCTGCTGCCGAAAACGGTCAACACCAACCTGACATCGCGCTGCTGTGCAATACGACCGAGCTGCTCGATTTCGCCAAATTTGCTACCGCCGTATCCGACCAAGATTGCTCCGACCGGATGGATAAATTGGTATTCGGACGGACGCTCGGGGAAAGCCTCAACGCTGACCCACGGGATAGCGGCCTGCAAATGTTCTACTACCGCATCAATAATCGGACGTGTCGCGCTCATCAGTAGCCTACCAAATCCATTTTGTCGCGCGCTCGGACGTGATACGCGCCCGGCTCGGGTTGCGACGGCTTGTCCGATGCGGCGATGCCGATGTGGATTTTGCCGTCGCGGATGGCTTCCAGTGTCTTAATGGTTGCGTTGTAAGCAGTTTCCAGCGGTTTCGGAAAGTCGGCGCGGTTGATGCGGCGGCTGTGCAAAAAATGGTGGGCAATGTTAATGCATAAAGGCTGCAACACCGTCGGCGTTTCCGCCAAAGGCAGCACATATCTGCCGCGCAGGTATCCGTCCACCAAATCGCAGGCATAACGCACTGCCGCATCAATGACCTGAGCGTCGGGTTCCGTCCCGCGCGCATTGTCGTTGGTCAATTGCACCAACTCCATTTTGCCCATCGCAGCCGTCAAATCATCCGCGCCGATATACATGGCTTACTCCGCCCCTTCGGCTGCTGCCGATTTTTTACCGCGTTTCGGCTTTTCAACTTCGCCCGTAGGGGCATTGCCTGTATCATCTGACGGCGTATCTTCGGACGGCGGGGTGCCATTTTGTTGCGCATCCGGCTCTTCGCCGGTTGTCAGTGTCGGGGTAACGTGTGCCGCGACCGATTCGTACTGCTCCGCCGTCAATTCGACCGCTTCGCCGGCTTCAACGCGAAATTGGCCGCCTTGTTCGTTTTCCAAAATCAACGGAGTGTTTGCGATATAAACTTTAGCCATGATCAGCCTTTCAAAAATACTTGGATAACTTCGCCCGCCGCTGTCGCCGCAGAGCGCGCCGTACCGGCAACCTTGGCATTACCTGCCGCCTTGACTGCCGCGCCTTGCGCATCGGCTGCTACTTCGTCGCCAACGGCAATCGTGCCGCCTGCCTCGACCAAGGCGATACCCAATACATCAACGGCCAACATTTCGCCCGCATCCGCATCCAAAGTAGCAGTACCCAGCACTTTCACACCGGCGGCGGCCTGTTTGCCTGCAAAATCCACAAAGCGGTTTTTGACCACCTTGCCTGATGTTTTGACCGTGGTTACCAAGACCACTTGTTTCGTTTGTGCCATATTTCCCTCCTTGATGCCGTCTGAAGCCTTTCAGACGGCCTTTCAACATCTACGCAACCGCGTTTTCAAACAAGAACCCGCATGCACCGCCGACCACCGCCGCTTTGCGGATGTCGGTATAGCGCGCGTATTCCACCTTGCCGCCGACCTCTTCGTAGCGGTCGACTACCGGCATACCGCGACGGCGGAAGGTATAACCGAAGCTCGGCTCACCCTCGTCATTGCCACCGGAAGCCGTATGCGGACGCACAATCAGGCTGGCAAATTTGCCCCAAATATCTTGGGTGGCCTTATTGGCGGCAGGTGTAGATACCGCCTCTCCGACGATGATGTCGTCCAGCTCCAGCAGATTTTTCAGCTGCTCGACCGTGAGCAGGGACTTGCGTTCATTTGCACCCAGTGCGCTGATGAGCTTTTCGTGGCGTTTCAGTGCCGACAGCACGCTCGCGCCCACCACTAGTACCGACGGGCGTACACCGCAGCCTGCGCGAACCGTTTCGCGGGCGGTCTCGATGTCTGCCAACGGATCAGAGTTTTTATCGCTCCATTTTTGGGTGGAGGCCAAATCTTTGCTGAAACCTGACTGATAAGCCGATTTGTTTTGCAGGAGGGCGGCAGTTTCGATTTCTTGACGCAGCTGCACGCCCTTGACCGCGCGGCGTGTTGCCTTGGCGCGCTCGTCGTACATCGATTCCGCTTGTTCGCGGTAATCCACACCGGCGGCCAAATCATGTTCTTCCAACACAACCGGCATAAAGTTTGGGGAGTCCGGCGTAATCACATTCGATGTCGCACCGACCGCACGTTCGGTCTGATACTCGACAAACGAACCCTTGCCGAACACTGGCACACGCACGCCTTCTTTTTCAGTAAACACTACCGGGAAGATTTTCTCGGCAATAAAATCCGCCTGCTTGTAGCCCAGTGCGAGATTGGTTAAAACCGGATCAAGCCGGCCGCGCAGACCGCGCAAATGAGATGCACTCATGTTTTATCCTTTTTTAGGACAAATGCGACAACGTCGTCGCATTTGACGGGTTGATGATTAAGCAATAGTACGGCGGGCAGCCTCTTCGTAAGGGATACCTTCCTTTGCCGCCAATGCCGATGCACGTTGGTGATGGCTCAAGGCTTCCGGGTCCGCCGCTTCGGCAAAGTCTGCCGCCAATCCCGACGGCGTTTCACCTTTCGCCATCTCACCGCCCTGAATCTGCTTGGGCAGCACGGCGGTAAAAAACGCACGCAGCGCGGCAGACAAAGGCTGCTTCTTACTGCCTTCGCCGAAGTCGGCGGTTACGTCGTCAGGGTATTCGGCAAAATCCAAAACCTTGACGACCAAATCCTTGTCGGCAGGTTTCAGACGGCCTGCCTTGACCAAGCCTTCGGCAAATTCGGCATTCTGCTCATGCGCACCATCGCGCAGGGCGGTATGCTGCTCGTCTTGCAGCTTTTTCAATTCCGCCTGCGATTCGGCGGCCTTCTTCTCGGCAGCTTCGCGGGCGGCCTTTTCGGCTGCAAGCTCTTGTTCCAGCGACATAGGGGTCTCCTTGTTTTCATGGTTTTCTGGGGGTGGGGGTGATTCGGTAAATTCGGCAGGTTTCAAACCCGCCATGCTCAGTAATCGGCGCAATAAGCCGATTTCTTGCGGTTCTTCGGCAAACTCGACATAAACTTCGCCTTCGGCAAAACTGACGGAGGACAAACCCTTGACTGCGGGCGGTTGCGCGCCCAAAAAGCCGACATGGCGCAGCGTCCACACGCCCGGCTTCGGATTGTTCGGACTGGTTGGCGGGTAAAAACTCGCCGACACTTTTTTATATCGTCCGGCTTTAACCAAATCCGCAAAGCCCTCATCGACTTGGGCAAAGTCCGCCGTCAACACGCCGTTTTGCACACCAAGCGACTTGACCCAGCCGTAGGCGGGCGCATCTGCCTTGGGATGCCCGACCACAATAGGGGCCTCATGCACCTTCGGGTCATATGCTTGGGCAGCGGCGGCAAGGTCGGCCTCGGTAATCGTTACCGTATTGCCGTTTGCATCGGTGCGCGTCCCTGCGCGAAAAATTTCGTAAGACATAAAAAAGCCTCATCAGATGGATGAGGTTATTGTGGCAAATGCCGTCTGAAACGGCTTTTAATCGGGTTTAAAACTTATTTCGGCAGATGTTTGCCGGAGGCAGTAAAAAACCGCCCCGAGGCGGGGCGGTACAGGCTAGATAAGGGAAAATAAAATCTTGAATATGCAGAGATAGGGGAGAACCCACAACCACCGCCGCCGGCGGCAGAAGAACCACATAACGAATAATGCCGTACAAAATATCCAAACAAAAAACCTGTCTCCCATAATGAGCGTCCGGACAATCTCTTTGTCCACCGATACCCAATAGGCGGTAAACGGCAGGCAGGACAGGTAGGCATACCATTTGCCGTTCACTGACAATCTGTTCGCAAGCAGTTGGATCAGTTGGATAAATTCCATGATTCTCTCCGGCATATTGCGTTTAAATGCCCATCAAAGCCATTTCGAGGCGGCTTCTCCAGTTCAAAGCCGTTGTAACGATGCAACTGCGGTAACGTTGATTAGCCAGTACAACTTCCACCAATTGCGTAACGGCGGCGTGGGCAGCCTCCCCAATCCGTTCCAATACGTTACCCAACGATTCGGGTCTCTTGGCGTAAAAAGTTTGGAATATTGCATCGGGTACGGTCATACCGATCGAACAGCGTGTAATCGCCGCCAGCATCTCATCACAAATACCGGCAACTTCAGGCGTAATATCGTCCGCATCGGCACGGATGGCACCATTGTACACATTATGGATAAAAACAGCATACAGTTGTTTTTCTTCTGTTGATAAAGACATATAAATTCCTTTCGAGGTCATACTGCCATATCGGCAGCAGGATCATCATGAATCTTTATCCATCCACAATCTTTTAATCGGGGCTGATAAAAACAAATGCGCCAAATTTGCGTTTTTAGCGCGTTTCGGTTTCAGGGTGGGCAAACCCCCGACCGCAAAGAGAAACGCAATATAAAATCGGTCAGGACAAAACCTGACCGATGTTTTGATTTGACGGCGCGATCACGAAAACAAATCCGCCTGTTTTTTCGCCCGCTCCGCCATTCCAACCTCCTTGACGATGCGGTAAACGTGCTGTACGGTCAGACCGTATTTTCGGGCGAGGCTTGCATGATTCTTACCGTCAAACTCCTTGTAAATTTGCATATCCCGCTCCGATACCCTGCCCAAAAGGTTTTTCGGGAAATAAATCAACTGCCCGCCCCAGTTGCCGGTCAGATGATGGGACAGCTTTTTAGATACCTCGACCGCCTGCTGCCGCTTTATCGGCAATACCGACATCAAGCAGGCGACTGCCTGGTCTTCCAAATCCGCCACCAGCTCAGGCACTCTGTTGTCCGCCATTTTCCACCCTCACTTTCCACTTCTTCAAATGCTCGATGACCCGTATCGCATCATCAGTCCCTAACCATCCATGATAATCTATGCCCGTCATGCGTTTGACAAATCGGGCCAGGCCCAATTCAGACGGGCTTCGCACCGCGCCCAAACGGTGCAGCTCCAACCAAAGCGCGCGTATCTTTTTGACCTGCGCCTCTATCATGCGGTTGGGTATATGCACCGGCAAATCAGGCTTGCCTGATGCCGCCTGCGCCTTAGTGGCAACCACAAAGCCCCGCATCTTCATAGCCCGCACGGCAAGCTCCAGCTCCTCGACCGATAACTTGGTACTGCTCGTCTTGCCGCATGACAGATTGGCGAGCAGCGCGCGGTATTCGCCGTCATCCATCATCAACTGGGTTTTGGCCACATGAATGAGCCGTATCAACCGCTGTTTTTTCTGAGCACGGGTTTCCATTTCCAGCCCCCTAAGAACCTCAAAAAAGTGAAACGTCGTTTCACTTTTTTCTATTAAAATCAATAAATAATATCATTCTAGCCTGAATTGAACCACTTGGCAAACATACGGAGCGGATAGAAAAAGGCCGCCTGAAACATTTCAGACGGCCTGTTTTAAAGAATGGTTTGCTTATCTGTTTACCGCTTCTTTCAAAGGTTTTCCGGCACGGAATTTAGGCGTTTTGGCGGCGGCAATAGTCAACGGCTCGCCGGTCTTCGGGTTACGGCCTTTGCGCTCGGCGGATTGGGCAACGTAAAACGTACCGAATCCGACCAGTGCGACCTCGCCGCCTTTGGCCAGCTCCTGCTTGATTGCACCGATGACGGCATCCACCACTTTTGCCGTTTGAGCCTGGCTCAGGTTGGTTTCGGCAACAACAGCTTGTACTAATTCAGATTTATTCACTTTTTGACTCCTGTTTAGGTTTAAATGCGGCAGACCGTGCCGCGCAGTTGGTTCATTGAATATTGACTACATCCATCTCCCTGCCGGTTATCTGCCGAATTTCACTCTTGAGGACAGCTAGGCAGATAAGACCTGCATTTTGGGCGATGCTACCACCGTCTTCGTCATCTTTCGGCATCGGTTCGTCCGAAGTCAGCTTGACAAACAAGCCGCCTGGCTGATCGCTGATGAGGATGTTTACCGTCGCCATGTTCACACCTTCGCCACATCCAAATTCATCAACTGATACTCCCCATCCTCGCCGCGCCGATACACCCGCACAAACGGTTTGCTGATATGCACTTGCAAACTGTCGGAGAGCGCATCCATTGCCCGTTGCCATTTTTCATCCGTGATTTGCAGGCGGCGCAGACCGAGGACGCGGGCGGTGCTGATGTTGCCTTCTTTGTCCACCTGGAAGGCCGCGTTAATCAGTGTTTTCAATTCTGTGCGGCTGCCTTCCGTCCATTCGTTGATGCACTCGTCAATCAGGGCTTTGGCGGCAATCAATCCCTCGTCAAATACCAGCGTGTCCTGCATGGCAAGGTTGACGCGGTACGCGCCGTCGAAGCTGTGCAGGCTGATATTGCCTTTCTTGCCGCCGACATTTACGTCGTAGCGGTCGGCACTTAACTGCACAAACGCGGCAATATCGTCCATCGCCTCGCGTTTGAAAGTGATTAAGTCATCCTGCACCGCGCGCGCTTTGGCAGCAATTTCCAGCACCAGCTCGTCACGCAGCAGGTCGATTTCTTTAATATTGGCCAGCGGCACGAGATTGCCTTTGGCATCCTGTTTGTATTGGGTTTTATCAATGTTCATTTGTTTCCCTTTCATTTTGATTTTCGAAAATGCGTGGCCTTGGGGTATTTTTTAAAACCGACTTCAGGCATAAAATCTTCATCATCCTCAACTTCTACTGCCTCCACGTTCTTGACGACCGTTCCATCGGGCAGCAATACATCACAAATCCACCCGATACACGGGCATTCCTCGTTTAGATTTTTCCAATCATTCATTTCCTTTACCTTTCTGCCTTGCGGCATTAATCCTTTTACATTCATCCACCGACCGGTGGCGTGGCCCGTGTATCCAATCCCTGTCCATGCAAGGGGAGCTTTCCAGCAGGCTGAGTGTCTGTTTGAGTTTGGCGGACTGCGCCTTGCCGTATTCGGTCGGACGATGCTTCTTTTCCAGCCTCGGCACCATCCTGATTTCGGGCGGAGGCAGGTGTTTGATAAGGTCGGCAGGATTTGGCCACTCTGACGAGGATGCCGCGATATCCCTAAAGGCTGCCTGTATCCTGATTTCATCCTGTTCCGGCTGCCACGACCGGCTGCTTAGTATGCCTAACCAAAGTTCGGCGACTGCCGTCAAATCCGCCGAAGCGGGGCGGCCTTTGAGGTTTAGGGCGGCGAGCATCATGAAACCCTGCGCGATTGCTTTTTTCAGCCAGCTATTGTTTTCCTCCATTTGACCACTCCATCAAGCCGCCCAACCCGCTCCTTAATTTGGTGCTTGCCACCTCTCTCGTGTGAGATGGTTGGGGAGAGGGCAAAACCGCCGTTACCGCCGTCTTTTCAGGCGACCAAAACGTAATGTTTTCCAACAAATAACCGTGGCTGGTCAGTGGCGGTGTCAGTTTTCCCGCGTCCCGTGCCTCAAGGCATCGCGTTGCCGCCCAAATCCAAGCCTCGCGCGGGGCCGGGTACGTTTTTCGGTTACGCACGATTTCGCCCTCCCGTATCATCGGCGCAATCTCACCGACAAGCTTTGAAACTCGGTTAAAACTTAAATCCTTTTCAGCGGGGCGAAACAGCGTCAGATACCGCAATACCGCCTTAAAAAGGTCGTCTGAAATGCCGGTCAGGGCAATCAGTGCTTCGCGGGCATCGTCATGGGCGATTAATACATCCAAGCTCATCACCGCGCCGCAGGTAGGGCAGCGTACTTTCATTGACTTCGCTCCGTCCAAAACTGTTGCGCCCATGCCGCATCTGTTTGACGCGTATCCGTCGCTGTCCAGTATTTGTTATCTAAAATTTCAGGTGCTTTGGGATACTCGCTGCGGCGTTTGGTTTGTGATTCGTATCGGGCAAACGGTTCGTCCATCTTTTTAAATTGGGGCAAGGTGTGCCTGCCGCCCTGACTTTGCCAACATTTGGCGCACACCTCGGAACGCACGCGTACGCGTTTTGCCGCATCAAAACGCCAGGCAAACGCCGCCTCCGGTTTGTCCTGTCCGCAAATCTTGCATTTTTTCAGCTTGGTCAATGCTTTTTGGTTCACTTTCCGTCTCCTTTCGTGATGGCTTTTGCGCCGTATTTCGCCCTAATTTCGGCGATTGCCCGTTTCAGCGCTAGTTTGCGTATCCGTTTCGGGGGGCGTTTACGGTTCATACACCACCCCCCGCATCCGCTCCTCGTCACTCATGCGTTCATATATGCCTTCAAGCCGTGCCGACTCCTCGTCCGCCGCGCGCCGCATTGCCTCCATCTTGGACGGCTCCGCCGCTTTGAGCGCAGGCTCGGGCGCGCAGGTATGCAGTGCCAACACTGCCACTACCCACCAGATGCCCGTCAGCAGCCCCACCGGAACCCACCGCCAAAACGCCGCGCCGCACCACGCCGGCAGCGCGTGCCTTTTTAAAACTTGCATTTCGTATTTCCTTATAAATCAAACAGTTATTAAAATCAAAGGGTAAAAAATATATAGCCGTATCAAGGGCTTGTATTTTTCAAACCCAAATCGGACAAACGGTTTTCATCGGTACTGTCCCTTGTCGTATTCGTTTATCTGCACGGGCGGATGCTGCCGGCAGGGTTCCGCCATCACCGCCTGTACCGTAATGACGATGGAGAGCAATACGATGATGACAGCCGGTGCGATTTCGTTTCTTTTCATCTCACACTCCCCGTACTACATCGCCGTCAACCATCTCAAAACCAAGCTCCGCCGCCTGATTCATCGCTGCCGCCACCAAGTTGTTGACCGCCAGCGGATAGAGCAGGCTGTTGGTTTCCAATCCCTTGCTCGTGCGGCTTTTGACTGTCAGACGCTCGGCAACCGCATCAATCGCGCTTTGGTCTAAAATCTTCGCCATGTCCGCATTGACGCGGTCAAATTTGTGCTTGAGATAGCCTTCGAGCTTGCCGTCGGTCAGCGGCAAGAGTGTGACCACCTCGCAGCGTTGCACCACCTCGCGCACAGCAGGATTGTTTTCGCTGAGTTTTTGCGCCAACTCCGTTTGACCGATTAAGACAATCCCGAGCAGGCGTTCAAACCCGTTTTTCAGCTCGAAAAAGCGTTTCAGGTGTTTCAGGGTCGGCAGTGGCAGGCCGTGCGCCTCTTCAATCAAGAGCAGGTGTTTGTTGCCTGCTTTTGCACTTTCCGACAAAGCGCGGTGGATTTGGCGAAAACGTGCTTCCGGGCTGCGTTTAGGGCTGGTTCCCGGCGACACTGCCTCCAAAATGGCCTCGGCAATATGTACCGCCTTAAGCGTTTTGCCTTTTTGGTCGTTGTCCTCCATCGCTAAGACATAAGGCTCGATCAGGATGATTTGTCGGCCTTCGCGGTTAATACGGTCTTGCAGGTCTTCTCGCAGTGTTGATTTACCCGCACCGCTTTCGCCGACCACCGCCACAAAACCGCCGTGGCAGGCCGTCTGAAACATTGCCTCACGCACATAGCGCACATCCGGCGTCATATACACATCGTCCGCAGACTGGATTTCGTCGTTAAACGGGTCGCGGAATAAGCTAAAATGTTGTTTTGCCGCTTGGTTTAAAGTTGCTTTTCGTAGTAACATCTCGTTTTCCTTGTCTTCGTAAGTTGCTTGGGCAGGTGCGGCTTCTGGCTCGTTTCTCAGGCACGCCGGGATTTCCGCACCATTCGTTTCAAAAAATTGTTTCAATTTCCTTCGCAGCTCGGCTGCGTTTTTTTTCGGCCATTGCCCGTGATTGACCACCGCCACCAGCATCGGCTTGCTGCATCCGATTTCAGCTGCCGCTGCCGCATAGGATTTACCGATTTTCTGAAAACTCTGTTTCATCGTGTTTTCCTTTTTGGTTGAAACCTAACCGGTTTTCAAAAGTTTCAGACGGCATCTTGTCCGGATACGTTCAAACGCCTCTTCCAGCCTGCCCTCGGTCACACCTTCCGGGTAGTGTTTGAGGATGACCGACACTGCCTGTTTCCAGTCGCCGCCGTCTGCCTCGACGCGGGGTTTTAAGCGTTTGGCGATTTCTACCTTGCTCAATACCTGCTCAGAGACCTCCATCCGGTTGTACGCCATCTGCTGTCCCTGTTTGGGCATAAAGAGCGTATTTCGCGCGGCAAGCGTATCTTCCTGATGTTTGTACGGGTCGATTTCGCCGCCGAATGGGACTGCCTTGCCTTTGCGTTTGGCGGCTGCCGCCTCCAGCGTTTCCGCACCCATCGCCAGCTTGTCCAGCTCTTTGCGGTGCTGCTGCGCGTCCGTATCGGCCGGGGCTTTGTATTCCGCCCCGATGACTGCCGCATCGGCCCTGAAGCCCATCTCGTCAAAAACGACTTCGGGTACGGATACCCAAACCTCGTTGCCCTCCGCGTCATATGTGGCGACCCGCGCCCCGTTTGCCTCCCAAGGGTTCTTGCCGACCAAAACCTTCTGACCGACCAAAATCCCCTTGATGCCTTTCACGCTATATACCCGTCCGCCGAAGCGGATTTCCAAATCCGCCGAGACTTTCGCCTCTTTCGGTGCGCTGACGGCAAGCTCTCGGCAATATTCGGCAGGCGGCGGCAGGATGAGCTGCTCGGGTTTGATTTTGTTCCACGCCTGATAGCGGGTCATGCCGTGGCGGCTGTGTTTTTGCGTACCGTTGTAGTAACGCATCCAGCGTTCCGATAAAGCATTGAGCCGGTCGATGTCGTGTACCTCGGTAAAGCGCAATCCGCTCTCAAATGCCGTTTCCACAATATCGTTGGCTTTTTCCACTTGCCCTTTGGCACGCGGATTGCCCGGCTTGTTGATTTGCACATGCACATCCAAGGACTTGCACAAATTTTTAAACGCCGCCGAAGTATTCGCACTGCCCGGGTCAAGCATGACCATGCGCGGTACGCCGCGAAACGGGTCTTTTCCAATATCTTTTTTCGCCTGCATCATGTAGATGAAAAAATCACAGAGGTTCGCGCTGGTTTCGCCGCCGAAGTAATAACGCACCGAAATCGTGCCGGAGGCATGGTCTGTCCCCGTGTACCGCCAGACGCGGTCGTTTTCGATTTTGACGACGTTTTTCGGCTTGTTTTTATAAAACTCCTCTTCCTTCATCACCCGCAGCCCCGTATCCTTGCCCTGACGCGGCAGGTAATACAAAACGCACAAACTCGGGTCGATTTGCCAACAATGGTTCGGGTGTTCCGATTTCATGCGGCTGACGGGGTCGGGCTGCAAAAGCTGGTCGGGATGCAGCTTGTATTCCCGTAAAGCCCGGGTAATGGTGTTTTCAGAAAGGGGGATGACTTCCCCGGTTTCCCCATCAATCCGCGCCGCCTCGATTTTCCCGTTGGCGCGCAGCATTTCCACCGCCTGCCGCACCGACATCAACCGCTTGCCGTTGCGCCTCATCGCCTCCACCAAAACCGCCGAAATCAATTTGGCTTCTTCCGGTTTAAGCTCCGTTTTGCCCGCATCGCTGCGCCGTTTGCGCGTCGGCTTGACGCTGACCGCCTCCAGCTTGCGGTATAGCGTGGCAAGGCTGATGCCCAATTCCTGCGCCTGCTGCTTAAGATATGCAGAGCGTGCGCCGCGACCCATTGCTTCCGCCTGATTCTCTACTGCCTTGAGACGCTCAATCATTGCCGGATTCATCGCCTTCTCCTTTTCCACCGACCAACCATTCCGGCACATTGTCTGTCGGTGCTTCGGTCGGTAGGGCATAGCTTTCGCGCAGTTGCTCGCAGTCCAAAATAATCTGATTTATCGTGCCGACCATCTTCGCGCGGTGGTCAAATCCATGCGCCTCGCCGTGAGCCGCCATCTGTTCGAACATCTCGCGCAATCGGCTGACTTGCGAGCGGATACCGACTTCCAAGCTGCCAAGCTGCATCGTCAGCTCGATGCCCACATCCGCAGGTTTAGGCTCTTTGACACCCGTCTGCTTTTTCGACAGCTTTTCCGCCAGCTCGTCGACCTTTTTATTTTTATCGGCAATTACCTTATCTTTCGCTTCCGCCGTTTCGCGGCTTTCGCGCAAGGCGACGCGCAGCTCGCGCACCGTCATTCGGTCCACATCGTCAAAGGTCATGCCGTTGACTTCTTCTCCTTCGGCCAAACCCACCAACGTAACGTCTTCTTCGACCAAGAGTTCCAGCAGCTTTGACTTGCCCAAATCCATCAGCTTCGGCGCGGCTTTCTGCATTTGCGGCGTGGCAAAGCGGTGAGTGGCTTGAACAAGTTGTTGTGCTGCTCTAACCGACATTCCTAAAACTTCGCAGACGTCTGCGAACTGTTTCCAAGTCATATGTTCTTTTAAAACAATTAAAGCCTGACCAAGCTCAAACATCCCTTCCATTGTTTTGCGTGTTGCGAGCTTGGCTCTCTCAACCCATACATCTTCATTGTAGGTTTCGCCGTTGCCCCACTGCTCCATCACATTCGCGCTGTGCAAAGCCAGTTCTGTTGCCGATGCATTAACCATATGCCCTAAAATTTCTGTTTCCATGTTTTTTCCTTTTCCTTCGTTTCAAAATGGACGCTGTCGTCCATTTTGACTTACCAGATATTGCTGGTTCGGTCGTGTATCTCTTTCAGCTTCGCCGTCAGCCTTTCCTGCTGCTGCCGGAAGCGTTCCGCGATTTGCAGCGTCCGCACGCTGTAGGCATAGTTGCCGTTGTCCAGCCGTACCACCAGTCCGGCCGCCACCAGGTCTTCCAAATCCCGGCTTACCTGCGTCGCCGTCAGCCCTAGGCCGTCTGAAAGCTCCTTATTGCTGATACCGATTATCGGATGCGCGTCCATCGCCAAAAACACCCGCAACAGCCGCTGCGCCTTTTTACTTACCGCCATCCGCATCCTCCTTCAGCCCCAGCTTTACCGCCGCTTCGTGGCTTTTGCCGAAATTGCCTTTCAGCTTGCCGCGCAAGAGGTGCTCCACCGTGGTGCGCTCCAGATTGAAATATTTCGCCCAATGCGCCTTGCACACCCCGTTGCGCTTAAACCATCTTGCCGCGCTCTCGCGCGTTTGCGGATAGGGAATAGGCTTGAAATTTAAAGGTTTTTCCATATTATTTATGCCTTTCGTGTGATATAATGTGTTTGTTTTTCAAGATTATTCGGAGTCGTCGTGTGAATAAAGTATCAACAATCCTCCATATGACTCGTTCAGAATCCGAGTCTCTTCGTCGCTTAAGTCCTGTGTCTGACCGTTTATTAAACCTGCCAGACGGTCAGGCCGTTGCGGCGGCTGAATTTCGTGCGCTGCAAGCCATGTTTCATGATGTGCTTCAAGTATTAGGTACAAGGCAGAGGCGGCAGCTTGCAGCGAAATGGTCTGACGAGCTGCTTGAGCCTTCGTGGCTGCGTGATGGCGCAGGCGGCTTGGACGAGCAATGCGAAGACGCTGCAAATTCGGTGTTGCTTGCCGGCCTGCACGTGTTGGAACGCTGCCGCGAACATGATTAGGAGTCATTTTTTTCGTCCTTTCTCGTGATGATTTATGGTGTTTCGTGTTTCGATGTGGAAATAGTACGAACAAATGAGTATATTTGCAATAGGAAAATGTACATATGAGTGTAAAAAATAGGCTTAATCAAATTAAGGATTTGAAATTTAAGACAATAAAAGATTTTGCAGATGCCGCAAATTTGTCGTACAGAACAGCTCAAAACTATTTGAGTGGAGATAGGGAACCTAATTTGGATAGCTTGAATAAGATTTGCACCCATTTGAGTGTAAATTTGAATTGGCTAGTTAGTGGTGTCGGTAAGCCGTTTGCTGTCGAAACGTCTATACCGTCTGAAAACGTTTTGACAGTAGAAGAGCAAAAATTGTTAGAGCAATTCAGCCAGTTAAACTGCGACGGCAAAGCCGCCATTTTTTCTATGCTTTGCGCCCTTATCCCTAAAAGCCCCAACTGCGCTTGGTAAAGTGAGCAACGGATAAGAAATGCCGTCTGAAATTTTCAGACGGCATTTAGGACACTCCGGCATTCTGGCTGCGCTGGTGTTCTGAAACGGATATTAAGCAATTGAAGCGGCCGTGCATTTTAAAGCGTATTAAAAATCGGAACAGTATGGAGCCAACCATCAGCAGCAAAGACACGCTGCTGGTTGACACCTCCAAAACCAATCCGCGTGACAGTCAGATTTACGTTATCCGCAGCAGCGATGTGTTATGGGTCAAGCGCATCCAACGGCAAATCGATGGCAGCCTACTCTTGATTTCCGACAATTCAACCTATCCGCCCATGCCCTTGACACTGGCGGAACACCCCGATATTCAAATCATTGGGCAGGTAGTGCAGGTATCCAAGGACTTGAATTGAAAAGGATGGCCGCAGAAGATACGAAAAAAGGATTGCGGCATTTGACGCACTCAAAGCCGCACGAAAGAGGCGTTGAGAAAACGCTGTTTTTAAAACTTCAATAAAAGGAAACATGATGGCTGAATTAACGCCCCTGCTTGCTTGGACTTTTACCGAAGAATGTCCGATTCCTGCCGATGTCGGCGAGCTGTTGGTCGCAGGAGAACAGCCCGTTGCGGCGTATAAAACCATACGCGATAGTGCCATTTTTACCGACAAACGGTTGATTGTTCGTGATGCACAAGGCCTGCGCGGGAAAAAAGTGGAAATCTATTCGTTGCCTTATGCCAATATCAACATGTGGTCTAGTGAAAATGCTGCGGGCTTTCTGGATTTTTCAGCCGAATTGGAACTTTGGACCCGCGCCGGACACATCAAAGTCAATCTGCTTAAAGGTATTGATGTCCGAAAATTGGACAAACTTATTGCCGATTGTGTTTTGAGGTAAACAATCCGATTAAAGATGGGTTTTAACCTCCATTAAAAGCCCGTTCAGACGGCCTTTCCTACAATCCCTGTATTGATTTTTAATTCAATACAGGGATTTTTCCATGTCAGACGAATTCAACCGATTTATCGAACGCGTCCTCTCCCACGAGGGCGGTTACGCCAACCATCCCAAAGACCCCGGCGGCGAAACCAATTGGGGCATCACTAAGCGTACCGCAATGGCAAACGGCTACAACGGCTCCATGCGTGCCATGACGCGTGAACAGGCTATTGGCATTTACCGAAAGGCGTTTTGGGAGCGTTACCGCGCCGACCAAATGCCGGAAGCGGTCGCGTTCCAATTTTTTGATGCCTGCGTCAACCACGGTTACGGCAATGCCGCCCGTATGCTGCAACGCGCCGCAGGCGTGGCGGACGACGGAATCATCGGCGAAATCAGCCTCAAAGCCATCAATTCCCTTCCCGAAAACGACCTTTTATTGCGGTTCAACGCCGAGCGTCTGGTCTTTTATACCAAGCTCGGTACGTTCACCTCTTTCGGCAAGGGCTGGGTACGCCGTGTGGCGCAAAACCTGATTCACGCGTCTGCAGATAACACTGATTAAAGGGAGACAAACCATGTCAAAAAAGTCACTCATCGCCCTAATGATCGCAGCCATGCAGCCCGATTTCAGCCACAGCGACCTAGGCATTCGCTACGCCATGCCGACTCAGGGATGTTGGACGCAAGCCCACCGCAAGAGCGGGGTAGCCGCCGCGAAACGCGCAGCCAAAAAAAAGCGTCGCAAATAACCGCCTTTTTCCGATGGCTGGGCGGCTTGGTCTCTAATCCGGCCACAGGGAAAATCAGCCATACCAAACTATGGGCAAACGTGGCAGCCGCTTCTATGACTTATAAGTTCTCGCAAACCGCTGATGCCCCCGAATGGCTTTGGTGGGCATACGGCGCGATGGTCGGCGGGTATGTATTAATCAAACGCGGCATCGCCGCCGTACCGCAGTTGGCAGAAATCAAAAAATCCGCGAATGCGGAAGAATGGAGCGGCAATGATTGACTTTTTGTACAAAAACAAATCGGCATTGGCATGGCGTGCATTGATTGTTTTGGGCATTTGGCTAAACGGCTATCACTATGCCGCCGACAAAGCCGATGCCAAGCAAACCGCCCTGATTACCGCCTACCAAAACTCGTCAAAGGCGGCAGCCAAACAATACGCCGACGAGCTTAAAAAAGCGCAGGCGGAAACGAAGCGTTGGCATGACTTCGCGCAGCGTCAAAGCATTGAACTGGCATCCGCCCTGAGCGAACTGGATAAAACCAAAAACACTTTACAGGAGCAAACGCATGACACGATTAAAAAAGACGGCAATGGTTTTAACGGTATCGGCTCTAACAGCCTGCACCTCTACAACCGTGCCTTCGGATACCCCGATTAAAACCGTACCGACAGTGGATTTGCCACCTGTATCTACCGGGCTGCTGGTCAAATACGAACGCCCCGAGCGTCCGACCGGCGGCTCACCCGAACAACTCTTGAACCATGCCGTGCGCTACGGTGAATACTGTCAAAAGCTCGAAATCCAAATTGAGGGCTGGCAGAACTGGTACACGAAAGGCCGTCTGAAAAATGACTGATTTTGCCGACCGCGCATCCGAACGCGAAGCCATCTTTCTCGCAGAATCCCTGGCAAAGCATCAACCGCCGTACCACGGGCAGGCTTCGCACTCTGAAACCACCGCCAGCCTAAGCCACTGTGAAGATTGCGGCAGCCCGATACCCGAAGCCAGGCAAAAAGCCGTCCAAGGCTGTACGCGCTGTGTTGTCTGCCAAGAATATTTTGAACACGGATTTCAGAGGTGAACAATGGAAAAAACCTTTATCCACATCGAATTTTGGCAGCTTGTCGGCTTTTTACTCTCCTTCCTCGGCATTTGTTTTACCTTCGGCAAAATGCTGCTGGCGCAATTCCGCGAGCAGCAGGACGAACGCCAAAAACAGCAGGAACGCCTGCAAGGCAAAGTCGAAATCATGGAAAACAAACTGGCGGAATTCAATGCCGGTCTGCCGCTGACATACGTCCTGCGGGAAGACTACATCCGCAACCAGGTCGTCCTCGAAGCCAAACTCGACAACGTCGCCGAGAAACTCACTGAAATCTACAAAATGGAAAGCGTAAAGAAATGATTAGCCAGGAACTGATCGCCAAACAACGCCGCGAGGGGATGCGTTGGAACATCATCAACACCCTCAACAAAGCCCGTCCGCACACCACCAGCGAGACCTTCCTGCTGGACATCATGAACGCGATTTACCCGCAGACCACCGCCACCGAACTGCGCCAGCAGCTCGACTACCTTGCCGACCGCAAAATGGTCGAGCTGAATAAAGCACCGCACGGCTTGTGGTTTGCCGACCTGACCAGTTTGGGTGTCGATATTGCCGAATACACGGTCGAATGCCGCGCCGGTATCGCCCGTCCCGAAAAAGTGTGGAGCTGATATGGCCAAGCGCAGCACGATAGACCAATTGCCCGAAGCCGTCCGCCATGAGTTTGAGCGCAAACTCGTCGAAAACGGTTTTGCCGACTATCAGGCACTGGCGGAATGGTTGCAGCAGCAGGGCTACGAAATCAGCCGTTCTGCCGCCCACCGCTACGGGCAGAAAGTCCAGCGTCGGTTTGCCGCCATCAAAAACAGCACCGAAGCGGCACGCCTGATTGCCGAAGGCGCAGCCGATGAAGGCGATACACGCTCCGAAGCCCTGATGGCGATGTTGCAGACAGAGTTGTTTGAGGCATTGGTGCAAATCGGCGAAATGCCGTCTGAAGAACTGAACGCGCTCGACCGCTTCGGCATCATGAGCGAAGGAGCACGCAAAATCAGCGGTTTGATTACCGCCGGAACGCGCCTGAAAGAATATCAGGCAAAAGTTAAAGCCAAAGTCGAAGCCGCCGCCGAAAACGTCGCCAAGCAGGCGAAAAAAGGCGGGCTGTCCGACAGTGCTGCCGAAGCCATCCGCAAACAGATCTTGGGGATTGCGTCATGATAACCTGTATCAGACTTAAAAACAAACTTCCTCCCAGTCGTGGCAGACGCCATCCTTTAAGTAGGAATATCAAAATTTCCCAATCAACATGCCGAATGATTAGAAAGCAAATTCTAGGTATCGATGATGTCGCCTGAAAATAAAATCGAAGACCGCACCCCGATGGCACTGCTGCCTTATCAGCAGCGTTGGTGCGCCGACAACGCTCCCGTCAAACTCTGCGAGAAATCGCGCCGTATCGGTCTGAGCTGGGGCGAAGCTGCCGATACCGCGCTGCTTGCCGCGTCCGCGAAAGGGATGGACGCGTGGTATATCGGCTACAACAAAGACATGGCTTTGGAGTTTATCCGCGACTGCGCCAACTGGGCGAAATTCTATGGCTTGGCGGCAGGCGAAATCGAAGAAACCGAAAAAGTGTTTGTCGAAGGCGACGACAAAAAATCCGTCCTCGCCTTCGTCATCCGTTTCGCGTCCGGCTGGCGCGTTACCGCCTTGTCCAGCCGACCGTCCAACCTTCGCGGCAAACAGGGGCGCGTCATCATCGACGAAGCGGCGTTCCACGAGCAGCTCGGAGAGCTGCTCAAAGCGGCAATGGCCTTGCTGATGTGGGGCGGGCAGGTACACATCATCTCTACCCATGACGGGGTGGATAATCCGTTCAACGAGCTGATTACCGACATCCGTGCGGGCAAAAAACCTTATTCCATCCACCGCATTACTTTCGACGAAGCCGTTTCAGACGGCCTCTACCGCCGCATCTGCCTGCGTTTGGGGAAAGAATGGACAGAAGAAGGCGAGGCGGCGTGGTGCAAGGAAATCCGCGATTTCTACGGAGACGACGCATCCGAAGAGTTGGACTGCATACCCAAAAACGGCGGCGGCAAATGGCTCAACCGCGCCTTAATCGAAAGCCGTATGAGCCCTTATACACCGGTTATCCGCTACGACCAGACCGACGATTTCGGCCTCTTGCCCGAACCGCGCCGCGCCGCTGAAGTCGCTGACTGGATAGCCGACACCCTGCAACCGCTGCTCGACGGTTTGGATAAAACCCGCACCAGCTTCGTTGGCGAAGACTTTGCCCGCAGCGGCGACCGTACCGTCATCGTCCCTTTATTGCAGCAGCCTAATTTAAGCCTTAAGCCTCCGTTCGTGTTGGAGTTGGGCAATATGCCGTTTGCCCAACAAGAACAAATCATGAAACACCTGTTGCACGGCTTACCCAATCTGCGCGGAGCGGCATTGGATGCGCGAGGCAATGGTCAGTCAATCGCTGAAGCCATGAGCGACGAATTTGGCGCGGAGGTATGCGAGTCGGTCATGCTCTCGGAAAACTGGTACCGCACCCATACCGCGCCGTTCAAATCCGCCCTTGAAGACGGCACGTTGGACGCAATCCCCAAAGACGAAGACATCCTGACCGACCTGCGCGCCTTCGAGCTGGTCAGAGGCGTGCCGCGCATCCCCGATGTACGCACCAAAGGTCAAGACGGCAAAAAACGCCACGGCGACGCGGCGATTGCCTTTGTCCTTGCCCATTACGCCAGCCGCGAGCTGAATACCGGCCCAATACGCGTAGCCAGCCGCCGAATCCGCCGAAAAAGCACATTAACCAAAGGTTATTAAGGTATTTAAGAGTACATATCATGCCCAAACCCCACCTCAAACTCAAAACCAGTCAAGGCATCATGACCTTCAAGCCGCAGGATTTATCTGCCCATCTCGCCATTTCCCGCCCGTTTTTCAGCGGTTTCAACGGCTGGCTGCCTAATCCCGACCCTGTTTTGCGCAAAATGGGCAGGCAAATCTCCATTTACCGCGAGCTGATGCGCGACCCGTTGGTCGGCTCGCTGGTGCGCCGCCGAAAAGCAGCTGTTGCCCGCCTCGAATGGCGGCTTGAGGGCGACGACACCCCTAAAAATGTCCGGGATTTTGTCGATAGCTGGCTGGCTGAAACCGATGTTTACCGCCTGATTAAAGACGTTTTAAACGCCGTTTTTTACGGCTACCAGCCCATCGAGCTGATTTGGCGTACCGATTCTGCATGGCTGCCTGAAAAAATCATCGCCAAGCCGCAAGAGTGGTTCGCTTTCAACGACGACGGCAAGTTGCGTTATATCCAAAACGGGCTGACCGATACCGCTCCCCCGCCTTATAAGTTTCTCTGCCCGACACATGAGGCAGATTATCTCAACCCCTACGGCTTAGGCGATTTGGGCTTGGTTTTTTGGCTGGTTACCTTCAAGCGCGGCGGGCTGAAGTTTTGGATGCAATTCACCGAAAAATACGGTGCGCCTTGGCTGATTGGTAAAGAACCGCGTTCCAATACCCCGCAGGATACCGACAAACTGCTGGATGCACTCGAAGCCCTGATCGGCAACAGCGTCGGCACCATTCCCAATGATTCCAGCGTCGAAATCCACGAGGCAAGCGGCAAGGCATCATCTATTGATGCCTACGACAAGCTCATCCGTTATTGCCGCTCCGAAATCAGCATTGCGCTGCTCGGACAAGACCAAACCACCGAAAAAGACAGTACCCACGCCAGCGCGACCGCAGGCTTGGAGGTAACGGACGACATCCGCGACGGCGACAAACGCATCGTGGAGACAACATTCAATCAGTTGATAGAGTGGATGGTAGAGATAAATTTCGGAGACGTTGTCCGTCCGAAATTCGTGCTGTTCGAAAATGAGGAAAGCGGCACCAGAGAGCGTGCCGAACGGGATAAGATGATGGTGGATGCCGGTGCCAAGTTCACCAAGCAATACTGGCAGCGCACATACGGTTTGGAAGATGGAGATTTGCTTGAGGGTGTTCAGACGGCATCGGGTGCGCCATCCGCCGAGTTTGCCGAAGCAGGACCGACCGATGCAGGTTTGGTCATCGACGGACTCGCCCCTAACTCAGACCGTCTGAATACACAAGGCGACCTGCTGACTGCCATCCTAGTGGCCGAATTAAGTCGTGGAGAAACTGCCGAAAACCTGCTCGATCGTCTGTCTGCCGCCTATCCGAATATGGACGATACCGCCTTGCAAAACGAGTTGGCGCGCCTGATTTTCCTTTCCGACTTGGTCGGCAGGATTGAAGTAGCACAGGAGCTTAAATCATGAACCCCGAAGATATTAAAGCCGTCTTCGGCATGAAACCCGAAGCCGCCGTCGCCTATCTCAAGCAAAAAGGCATTGCCGTATCTTGGGACTGGCAGGATATGTTGGACGACGCGCACGCCACTGCCTTTACGGTGGCCAAAACCGCTAAAATGGATGTACTCTCCGATATCTATTCCGCCGTCGTCGATGCCGCCGAACAAGGCCGGACGCTGGAAGAGTTCAGCCGAGAACTCGCCCCCGTTCTACAGCGCAAAGGCTGGTGGGGCAGGCAGGAAGTTCAAAATCCCGAAGGAGAAACCCAAAGCGTACAGCTCGGTAGCCCCCACCGCCTGAAAACCATCTATCTGACCAATATGCAGTCGGCCTATATGGCGGGCCGCTACGCCGAAATGATGGACTCCATCGACACGCACCCTTATTGGCAGTACGTCGCCATCAACGACAGCCGCACTCGTGATACCCACCGTATGTTACACGGTCGCGTCTATGCCGCAGACGACCCCGTGTGGAATACTTTGTACCCTCCTTTGGACTACCGCTGTCGCTGCCGTGTCAAACCGCTGTCCCGCAGTATGGGAGAAAACCGCGTCCTGTCCCGACCGAATCTTGAGTCCATCACCGTCGATATAGGCGCAAATCCCTATACCGGAGAGGAGCGTTACGCACAGCGCACCGGCATTCGCATCAACAACAAATTTATCGCCCCCAATGCGGGCTTCAACGCCAACCAAGGCAAGTCTATGCTGTCCCGTATGGCGAAAATTGCAGTGGATAAGGCTCAGGCAACCCATCCGGACATCGCCCGCATTGCCCTGAAAACGATGATGGGCAACGACAGATTCAAAAACGCCCTGTCCACCGCTTCGCTGACTTGGGTGCTTAAACTGTTAAAAGGCTGATTATGCTGGAAATCAAACTCGATGCTACCAAACTCGAACACGGTCTGAGTACGCTCCTTAAAAACGCCGCAAACACCCGCCCCATGATGCGCGGTATTGCAACTGAGTTGCTATCTATGACCGAAGAAAACTTCGAATCCGAAAGCTGGGGCGAGCAGCGGTGGAAACGAAGTCGGCGTGCCGCAGATGAGGGAGGCAAGACTCTGCAAAAAAGCGGGCAACTTGCCGCCAGCCTGACTACACAGGTTGGCAGCAACTATGCCCGAATCGGCAGCAACAAAAAATACGCCGCCATCCACCACCTCGGCGGACTAGCAGGGCGAGGTCACAAAACCAACCTTCCGGCACGCCCCTATCTCCCCATCAACGGCAACAACCAACTCCAACCCGGTGCCGAACGCCGAATCCTCGACATCGCCATCGCCGCCCTCAAAAAAGGACTTTGA